GTGATGCAGCGGCAATGCTAGGCAATTACTCTGATTTCATACGGCTTGACCGTGATGTAGTGCGTCAGTTGCAGCAGTTATCTTTTGACGGATATAACGCGCTCGGTGATGAATTTCTGGAATCTGTTAGCAGGCAAATCTACGACGCAACACTGACAGGACAAACATTTGCCGACTCTGTTAGGATAGTGGCACAAAGTGTTGATCAGGACTTAGCGCGCTATGCCCGACAAGCTGTATTTGACGGCCTCATGGACTTTGACGCTGTTATTAACACTCGTATGGGGCTGGCTGCTGGTGCAGAGCGATTTGTTTATATAGGCCCAGATGACGAAAAAACGAGACCACACTGTGAAAAGCACGTCGGCAGCACGCTCACAATCGACGAGATTAACGAAGCCTGGTCAGGGTCATGGGCAGGCAAGCGAGAAGGTAGCCCGTTCGTAGTACGCGGCGGCTTTAACTGCCGTCATCGATTTAGGCCAGTGTTCAACTGAGGAGATTGCTATGCCACACTACGCTGACGACAAAAAAAAGAAAAAGAAGAAAAAGAAAAAATCCCGATGAGGTGTTAAACTCAAATTACTCCGTAGGAGGTGCGTTACATGAGCGACGAAATCATGGAAACAGAGGCTACTGAGGCCGTAGAGCAGGAAGCTGTAGAAACTCAGGACGTTAAGACATTTACGCAGGAGGAGTTGGATCGCATAGTTGCGGATCGGGTGGCGCGCACTAAGCGTCAGTTTGAGAAGCGGCTAGACGGTTTAGACATTGACGAAGCGCGCAGTATTTTGCAGGAGCGAGAGAACGCTCAGATCGAAAAGCAAAAGGAGCGCGGCGAGTACGAAACTCTCCTGAAGCAAATGGCTGACAAACATAGTCAGGAAACTGCTGTGCTGAAACAGCAGTTAGAGACCACGCTAGTTGACGGCGCTTTGCTGTCAGCGGCTTCTAAAGCCAATGCTGTGTCGCCTGACCAAGTGAGTGCGTTATTGCGCAGCTCCGTTGCGTTATCTGAAGATAACACTGTAGAAGTCTACGACAACAACGGTACGCCTAGATATAACGACTCAGGCAATCTGTTATCAGTTGAGGAGCTGGTGACGGACTTTTTGACGGCTAATCCTCATTTTGTGAAGGCTACCGCTGGCGGTGCTGGATCGAGTGGGGCGGCTGGAGGTTCTACGAGCAAGCCTTTAAGTTACTCGGAAATGCTCCAACGGGGCGATGAGGGTATGGCCGCGTTCCGCGAATTGAAGCAGCGGGAGGCAGGTCGGTGACTTAATTATTTGCTAGAGGACTCTTGCAATGGCTAATGAAACAACTTCAACCACACTGGACGACCTGTTTGCCAACATCATTTTGCAGGCTCGTTTCACCGCAGAAGAACAGTCCATTATGTTGGGGCTGGTCACTCGCTACGATATTGGAAACGTAGCAGGGAAAACTATCCAAGTGCCTAAGTACCCAGCGATTGCCGCTGCGGGGCTGACAGAGGGCACAGATATGTCCAACACCGCAGTTTCTACCTCAAGCGTCAACATCACAGTTGGCGAGGTCGGCGCAATGGTCACATTGACCGATATGGCGGCTATGGGCGCAGGCAACCCCGCTGCAGAGCTTGGTACTGTGCTGGGCAACGCCATTGCTACTAAGATCGACACAGACCTTATCGCTCTGTTCGACGGCTTCAGCACCGCGCTAGGATCAGCAGGCACAGAAATCACTGCAGCAGATGTGTTCAAAGCGGCAGCAACTCTGAAGGCTGCGAAGGCACCAGGACAGTACGCAGCAGTGCTGCATCCTTTCCAAGCCTATCAACTCAAGGCCAACATGACCAACACGTTTGCGAACCCCAATGGCGGCGACTTGCAAAATGAGGCCATGCGCACTGGCTTCGTCGGTCGCGTTGCTGGCGTGGACATTTACGAGTCTGCAAACATCACGGCAGATGGCTCTGATGACGCTAAGGGCGCTGTATTCGCTCCGGAAGCCATTGCCATAGCGATGAAAAAAGACTTCAACATCGAGACCCAGAGGGATGCGTCATTACGTGCCTTCGAGCTTAACGCAACTGCTGTTTACGGCGTCGGTGAGCTTGATGACAGCTATGGCGTCGAGATGCTGTTCGACGCAGCTCTTTAAGGCGATTGCGCCCTTCGGGGCGCGTTTTTTATGGCTGTGGTATACAGAGGTGAGCGCTTTGAGGATTACAACGTCCCGAAACGCACGCCTCGTCATCCAAGCAAAAGTCACGCAGTTTTAGCGCGCAAAAGCGGTGTCATACGGTTAGTGAGGTTTGGGGCGCAGGGCGCAAAGACCTATCCGCCCAGAGACGGCGAAAGCGCGCGAGATAAGGCTATGCGCAAGGCATGGTATGCAAGGCACGGAGACACACTCAAAGGTTCAACAGTGTTTGACCCTATATATTGGGCAGCGAGGGTAAAGTGGTGATCTTATGGCAATGAGTACCGACTTTAATCTGCAAGAGATCATCCCTGATATTTTTGACTTTGGCATTGACCATTTTTTAGAGGAGCACGCCAAAGCGCAGGCAGACGTGGAGCGAGAGATACGCCACAGATGGTGGCCGCGACGTGGTTTGTCAGGCGAGATGGACACAAGCAAGCTTACGCAGTCGCAATGGACGAGAACAGCAGCGTACCTAGTGCTGTGGAAGTATGCGCTGCCGCAGCTCACAAACTGGGTCGACAATGACCGCTTTTTGGGGATGATTGATTTTTACAAAGCGCGCTATGGCGAAGAAATAGAGGCTGTTTTTGCAGATGGCGTTGAATATGACGCTGACGGCGACGGCACAGTGCAGGACAAAGAAAAGGTTGTGCGGCCAATCAACAGGCTCGACCGCTGATGGCAGGCATGGAGGTCAAGATAACGACCGAGCCGCGCGATCTGCGGTCTATACCTCGCAAGCTGAGAAGCAAGGCAGATAAAAACAAAAAGCGCGCGATGAAACGAGTTGTGCTGCAAGGCGTCACCATCATTGAGCAGAGAACCGCCAAAGGACAAGGGTTTAAAGGCGGTAAATTTAAGAAATACACGCCAGAGTATGCGCTGTTTCGGTCGCAGGCGGGTCGCGGCACTCTACCAAATCTAGAATTTACAGGACGAATGCTCAGTTCGCTAACGCAAAAAGCAACGAAAAAGAAAGGCATCATCTTCTTTTCACAAGCCTCAGAAGCCAAAAAAGCCGCAGGAAACAACCAGACGCGGCCATTTATGGGGTTCAGTGTTAAAGAGCGCGAGGAATTGTCAGACGTTTATCGTCGCTCTCTCATGCCGAAAAACTGGAACAAGTAAATGTCTGCGCGAGAAAAAATAGCAAAAGACATTGTCAAAGTGCTGCAAGCGGCGACAACGCCAACGAATATTAAGCACGTCACAAGAGAGCCGTTCGACTTTGACAAGTTGAGCAATGCGCAGTATCCAGCGATCCTTGTGCGCACTACCTCGGAAGATAGAGAGGACTCGTCTATTGGCGGTTCAAGCACGAGTCGGATCGGGTCAATAGATTACGACCTGGTCTGCTATGTGAAAGGCCGCGCAATAGACACGGCGCGTAATCAAATGGTCGAAACCGTGGAGGAGGCGCTAGATACTGACCGCAAGCGCGACTCTAACGCCATCGACACACAGATCATCAATGTCGAAGTTGATGACGGTAGTATAGCCCCTGTGGGCGGGGTTATAATCACTCTGCGAGTTATCTATTCATATACACGCGGGACAACCTAAGAGGACACAGGTATGACAACCACTGCGGGCTCATCTGGAGTCGTGAAAGTAGCCGTTGACGGCGGTAGCGTGGCACAGGTATCAGAAGTGCGATCATTTTCTTTCGACGGCACATCTGACGTTATTGAGGACAGCGTGATGGGCGACAGCTCGCGCACATACAAAGCTGGGCTCAAGACCACGACAATGACGCTTGAGACATATTGGGACGAAACAGACACCACTGGTCAGCTCGTGCTTGATGAGGGCGCAAACATTGACTTTGAGGTCTATCCCACGGGAACCGGCACCGGCGAAAAGTATTACACCGGAACCATCTCAGCAGCGTTTGATGGGATGGTTGAAGCGTCGTACAGCGTGCAGGTTTCGGGGGCTGTCACTGAAGCAACTGCGTAAACTAAACCAACAAGGGGAAAGGTATGGGTTTAGCGAAAGAGTTACGAAACAGAAGGGAAGTCGAAAGACGTAGAATTGAGGTAGAGGCATGGGCAGACACAGACGGCGAGCCGTTTGTTATGTATTGCAGGCCGATTACGTGCTACGACCTCAACGAAATACAGAAGCGACACCCGAAAATGCTAGAAGCGCCGACGGTGGCATCAATGGTCGATTTGATCATTATGAAGGCCGAAAGCGAGGACAGCGAAAAGTTGTTTACTGCTGCAGAGGATCGTATTGATCTGATGGGCGAGGAAACGACGATAATCTCAGCGATAGCCGAGGAGATGTTCGCGCAAATCCAGTCTGTCGAGGAGCAGGAAAAAAACTTCTAGCCGATCAAGCGCGATTTAATCTCGTCGCGTTAGCTGATCGGTTACACAAAACGATAGAGGAGGTCGAGCAAATATCACTCAGCGAATTTAACGAGTGGCTCGCCTTTTACAAAATAATGGGTGAAAAAGATGGCTGACGAAAATGTCCGTATTGTAGTAACAGCCGTCGACAAAACCCGTAACGGCCTCACTAAAGTTGCGGGAAGCCTCGGCTCAGTCACCAGGGCGTTAGTCTCCATGCGCACAGGGCTGGTGGCGGTCGTAGGTTCCGCAGGTCTGGGGTTGCTGGTGAAGCAATCGCTAGACGCCACAGACGCGCTAGCGAAAACCGCCGCGCGCATAGGCACGACAACAGACTCTTTGTCTCGCTTACAGTTCGCTGCCCGTATTTCGGGGATATCTCTTGAGCAAACGAATATGGCCCTGCAAAGGGCTGTCAGGCGGACGTCAGAGGCGGCGAGAGGCACTGGCGAGGCACAGCAGGCGCTTCGAGAGCTAGGTGTTGACGCTGCGAAGCTAGCCACAATGCCTTTGGACAAGGCAATGCTCGTACTATCGGACGCGTTCGCGCGAGTCGGAAGCGGGGCAGACGAGTTGCGTTTGGCGTTCAAGCTGTTTGACAGCGAGGGCGCTGCCTTTGTCAATGTCTTGCGGCAAGGGTCAATCGAGTTAGGCAAGCTTTTCCGAAACGCTACCAATTTAGGCGCAGTGATGACGCAACGCGCTGCAGCAGGCGTGGAAAGAGCTAACGACGCCTTGACTCGTCTTTTCACTCTTTTAAACGGCCTAAAAGACAATATCGTGGCGGCATTAGCGCCAGCGATCGAGGCGTTAACTAATAAGCTGACAGTTGCGCTTTTAAAGGCAGCGCAAACGACAGGTGGTATTCAGGAGCTTGCGCGCTCGCTCGCCATAAACCTGCTTAACGGGCTGGCTAATGTTGTTGCTGGTTTTGGAATTGCTACTCGTAAAATCACAGAGTTTGCAAACGGGCTCATACAACTCGCTAACCTGCTAGGAAAGTTCTTACCAGGCGATTTTGTTCCCCTGCAAGAAATTACGATGGACGTTGCCGACGCATTTGGGCAGGCCGCAGACGAAATACGTCAGTTTGCAGCGGGCGTTAAGCAAACAGAGACCGCTTTGAATGACCTGACGATGAGGAGCGGTACGGAAACAGAAAGCTTCTTAGATAGATTTAAAAGAGTGCTAAAGGAGCTGCGCACGGAAAGTATTCCAAGTCTAGATCAGCAGCTAAAAAACGTGGCGCAGAGTTCAATGGCGGCGTTTTCGCAAGGATTTTCGGACGCCATAACTGGAGCGAAGAGCTTTAAAGATGCGATCAAGTCTATGGCTAAGAGCGTGATAGATAGCCTCATCCAGATGGCTGTTCAGTACTACATCACACAACAGTTATTCGGCGCAATCACGTCCATGTTTCCAGCAGGCGGCGGAGGTGGTGCGGCAGCGCCGATAACCACAGCGACACCCGCGTACGTGGCACCAGGCAGGGCGGTAGGCGGGCCAGTGTCGGCAGGCCGACCGTATTTGGTCGGAGAAAACGGGCCAGAGCTTTTCGTCCCGTCTGGTAGCGGCTATGTGCAACCTAACGGGCGCATGGGCGCAGACGGCGTCACAATCAATCAGTCTATCAATTTCTCGACAGGCATCACTAACACTGTGCGTGCAGAGGTGCTGAATCTAATGCCGCAAATTCAGGAAGCGACGAAGGCAGCGGTCGCAAACAGTAGGCAGCGTGGCGGAGCCTTTAGTAATGGTAGGTGCGTAATGGCAGCGTTTCCGATGACGGTAGGCATCGAAAGTATGACTATTAGGCTGCGATCAGCAACAGCTATGACTCAGTCGCCATTTACCTTTGACCAGCAGGTTTTTTCGCATCCTGGTGTAAGGTGGGAGGCAGAAGTCACGCTGCCGCCAATGTTTAGGGCGCAGGCCAAAGAGTACGAAGGTTTTTTCGCGTCTCTAAGAGGCATGAAAGAAACATTCACAATGTTCAACCCGCTAGTGACCACGAGTGCCACCGGCACCATAACCGGCGCTGTTGGCGACACGACAATTACAGAAGCCTTCAGTGGCTCGTTCGAGGTCGGTGATTATTTTTCATACAATAGCAAGCTGTACATCATTACAGGCACGCCAAGCGCAACAACAATAGACATTATGCCGCCGCTGAGAGATGCAGCTAGCGCCGCGACTGTGGATTTTACGCTGCCAAACGGAACGTGGCGGATGGCTAGCAATGACATTGGCTGGAGCATCAACAACGCTAGCTGCTACGGATTCTCATTTAGTTGCGTTGAGGCAATTTGATGGCGCGTGGTATAAGCAGCGCGATGACGTCACTCGCCCTAGGTGGCGAGGTGAAGCCCTTATTGCTTGTCGAGGCGCTTTTCGATTCTAACGCGCCGTCCAGCTACATATATTTGTGGAATGGTATAGGCGACCTTTCCCATGACAGCAAAACATATATCGGCGCAGGGGATTTGCTATCTATTTCTACTATTCAAGAAAGCGTAGAGCTGCAGGCAAACGGCGTGACCCTGCAGTTGGCTGGCGTCGGTGATCCTTTGCTGTCAAAAGCTAAAACAGAGAATTATCAAGGGCGCGAGGTCAATATAAAGCTGGGCGGGTTTGACGCGAGCAATAGCATTATTGCTGACCCCGTGATCGTGTTTTCTGGGTTTATGGACACGATGACAATCACAGACGACGGTCAAATTGGCACTATTGCGCTAACAGTAGAAAACAGGCTGATCGAGTTTGAGAAAACGCGCGTGCGGCGTTTTACGGACAATGATCAACGCATAGATTACCCGAATGATGACGGCTTGGAATACGTAACACAAATACAAGACAAACAAATAGTGTGGGGCAATTCTAACGCCAATCCGCCAAATTACGGCAACCCGATTCGCAACATAAGAGACCGCCGCTGAGAGGCTATATGGACTACGCGCACGAATCGTTTACCAACGTCAAAACAGAAATAAAGCCACTGCTTGACGAGCATTGGAAAGAAATAGCGTTACACCAGGACGACATCAAGCTAGAGCCGAATTGGGAAGGCTATGCAAAGCTAGCAGATCAGGGCGCACTGCGTATTTATACTGCGAGAGAAAAAGGTGCGTTGAAAGGGTATTTTGTTGTCATTGTGATGCCGAGCCTGCACTACAGCAGACATCTTTTTGCCAACAACGACATTTTATTTTTGAAAAAAACCCATCGCAAAGGCACGACAGGGATAAAGCTAATTAAGTACGCAGTCGAGGATTTGAAGGCGTACGGAGTCAAGCTGATCAACATTAACGTCAAGAAAAAACAAGATTTCGGCGTTGTGCTTGAGCACATGGAATTTGAGCACGTTGAAGATATGTGGCAGTTAAAGGTTAACTGATGGCGATTGCAGCAGTTGCAGGGCTTGCCAGCGTCGGCGGCGCTATGGCGGCAGCAGGCACTTTCGCCATCGGATTTGCTGCCGCTGCCACGGCATTTGCGATTGGTGCTGGACTATCCATAATCAGCCGCGCACTCATGCCGAAGCCAGATTTTGGCAGCATGGTCAATGACAGCCTAACGACTACAGTCCGCGAACCGGCGTCAACGCGCAAAGTAGTATATGGAAAGGTGAGGGTCGGCGGGTCAGTCGTATTCATAACCAACTCAAACGCCAACAAAAACCTCTATCTTGTGATTGCGTTCGCTGGTCACGGGATTGAGGATTACGAGTCAATTTGGTTCAACGACCAAAAAGTGTGGGAAAACGGCAGTTTTCTTTCAAATTGGGGTTCGTACGCAAATTTCGGCATACACAAAGGTTTTCAATCAGCGTCAGACAGCGTGCTTACCGCTGCGTCGAATGATTGGACTAGCACGCACGTTTTAAACGGCATTGCGTACCTGCGCGTCAGGCTCGTGTGGGACGAGGATAGAAAAATGTTCCCTAATGGCGTGCCTAATATCTCTGCGATTATAAAGGGCAGAAAGGTTTACGACCCACGCAAAGACTCGACCTCGTCTGTATATAACTCAAGTTTTGGCACTAGCTCACACAGGTTAAACAACGAGTCTACGTGGGAGTGGTCACAAAACCCTGCGCTGTGCATCCGAGACTATTTGACAAACAACACGTACGGACTAGGCGAAGCCAACGACGCAATAGATTTGCAGTCTATATCTAGCGTTGCAGGAATTTGCGAGGAGCAGGTCTCGCTAAACGGCGGCGGCACGCATGACAGATACCACTGCGACGGTGTTGTTGACACTGGGCAAAGTATAAAAAATAACATCGAGGGATTGGTTGCGTGCATGGGAGGGCGAGTTGGCTACGTCGACGGAAAGTATTTCCTGCAAGCCGCAGAGTACGAAACGCCTACCGTAACCATCACCGACGAGCACATGGTCGGCGCGTTAACAGTGCAAACAAAGCAAAGCCGCCGCACAGTATACAACGGCGTCAAAGGCACGTTTGTCTCAGCAGAAAAAAACTATATCGTTGCTGATTATCCCGCAAAAATAGATAGTTCATACGCGGCAGAGGACGGCGATCCTGTCTACCTCGATATGCCGTTGCCATTCGTTGTAAACCAGCAGCGTGCGCAAAGATTGGCGAAAATTGCGCTGCAAAGGTCACGGCAGCAAACGTTAGTCACGGTGCCGCTAAATTTGGCCGCCTTGCAATTTAAGGCCGGTGACTTCATCAACATCACTAACTCGCGCATGGGCTGGACGACAAAGCCGTTCGAGGTGCTTGACTACACACTAGACATTAGCGCCAGCGGCTCGATAACTGTCAACGTGCAGTGTATAGAAACAAACTCGGCAGTTTACGATTGGACGGCAGGCACAGACGAGGACTCGTATAACGAAGAAGGCAACCTCTCGACAGACGATGGCACCACGGTCGCAGCGCCTACCAACTTGTCTCTTACAGAGACAACCGACGTAGCAAGAGACGGCACAGCAACCTCTAGCATAAACGTTAGCTACACAGCGTCGACCAGCGACTTCATAGACTTTTATCAAGCGAGAGCGTTTCCGACAGCCGACACTGATGACAAATCATTCGTTAGAACAGAGGACACGTCGCTAGTTTTTAGGGGGCTCAAAAACACAAGTAGCGGCGTCGAATACAAGGTCAGAGTGCGAGCGGTTAACGTCAGCGGAGTCAAATCGGCGTGGGTTGACGGTTTAATTACCTTGCAGGGCCGCACAACAACACCAGGGCCGCCAACCAATCTAACGGTGACGGGCGGCATACAAAGCACGACAGGCTCTTGGACTAACCCAGACGTTGCAGACTTTCTCGGCGTTGAAATATGGCGCGCAAATACGTCAGGCGGGACATACACCCATGTGGCTACAGCAGGTGGCAACGCAGGTGCGACACAGACGTTTGTAGACACAAACCTGCCCGACGCAACAACCAGATATTACAAATTTAGAGCTGTCAGTCGCAGTCAAAACAAAAGCACGTACACAACAGAGACGAGCGCTACGACAAACGCAGCGTTGTCAGGCTCGCAAACGCCGCGAGAGCAAAGCGGCTATGTGTACTATTCAACCTCGTCAGCGTCGCAACCAAGCACGCCAACAGCTACCAGTTATAGTTTTTCTAACGGTACGTTTTCGGGTCTGAGTAGCGGCTGGCAACTAGACCCTGTTGAGCAGACTGGCGCAGATGGAAAATACTGGGCATCACGGTTTTTTGTCACAGAGGCAACGCACGGCGGCACGCAAACCGTTACTTTCAGCACGCCGTTTTCAGCCTACAACTTCAATGGTCTTGTTACCTTCACAAACCTAAACACTGAGCTAGCCGATCCCAGCAGCACGGACATAACAACAATAGATGGCGGTCATATTAATACCGGCCTCATCACTTTAACCGGCGACAGCACGGCAGGCATGGCCGTCAGGCTTGGAAAAACGAGCTATACAGACACAACATCAGGGTTTTGGTTAGGCAACACAGGAACCTCTGCGTCAGTTGCTCCGCGTTTCAACATTGGCGGTGCTACTAAGTTTTTACGTTTCGACGGCAATGACGTAGAGGCTAAAGGCATTCTGGTCAAAGACACAAGCGGCAACACGGTTTTTGATGCTGACGAAGTCGACGGCGTTTACATCAAAGACTTGTCTGTGGCGTCGGCAGCGCTTGCCAATGCTTCTATCACATCAGCAAAAATAGGCGCGCTTGCCGTCGAAACCGCAAAAATACAAGACGACGCAGTGACCGTACCGGACGCGTCACAGTTTTCAGCTACTAACACAATAGTGGGTACTAGTAACTGGCAAAATGCGCACACGTTCACCGTAGACTTTGGTTCTGGCTGGAATGACGTTGGCTCAGTCATTATTACAGCAGCGCTGAGGATAGGCGGCAACCTTGGAACAAATACGTCGCCAACGCAAATTTTT